GTCTTCCAACACGGCGGGGAGTGCATTAACCGGGCTTCCGGCAACGCGAATATAAAAGTAATTGATAAACGTTAGCAGTTATGGCATTAGAACAGAATTTAATTTTAGACTTACCTTTCGACGAAGCGAACGGTTCTACCGTTGCATACGACTTTGCGCAGAACCGCCACGACGCAACCGTAGTAGATTGCAGTTTTGTAGCAGGTAAGCAGGGAAACTGCATAAATTTTGACGGCGAAGGATATGCAGACGTAAACTATAACGTTGTACCCCTATCCGGCAGTTTTACCATATTGGCATGGGTAAAAGCCAATAAATACCCGGACGGCTATACGGGCAAAAGAATAGGGTTGTTCTGCAATACCGACCAAGTGGAAGGCTACCGCGCCTTTTGGATAGACGTAGAACCGGATAGCTGGGGCTTCTTCGCTATAAAGAAGTCCGGTAACAGAGTTTTGGTTTATTTAGACACGCAGTTAATAGAAACGATTGTACTGCCTTCCACGCTTACCGGGATAGCGTTAATACAAGACATTTACGGCATAGGTTACGGTTACGCCGATTTAGACAGCGTGAAGGTGTATAACGTCGTATTGAGCGACGCGGAAATAGGCGAAGAACTTAACTCCGTTGCACAGCTTGAATATTATTTGGATGGTAAGAACTTCCGCGATTTCGGAATACGCGTAGAAAGTTCTACGGGCGTTCTTGACCTTCCCAAACTGAAAACCCCGGCTTCCGTTGATTGGGCGGACTATCACGGGAAAGTTATAGACCTTACCGAAAAGCGATACCAAGAACGCGAAATAACGCTTAATTGCTGGCTAAAGGCTTCCGGCAAAATGGATTTTGTAGAACGGGTTAATACCTTGTATGACCGTTTCCGGCAGGACGGCACACAGCGTCTTATGATTTCCATACACCCAACTAAACCGCTTGTTTACGAGGTTTACTGCGAAGACGGGGTAGCCCCTTCCAAACGCTGGCACGATGATAAAATGATAGGTACTTTCTCCCTGAAGCTGAAAGAACCCGACCCGGTTAAGCGTGTCGTAAGACACCAGCGATTAAACAGCGGTTCGGCTTCGGTAAGCGTAGCTTTCAAATCGGATAAGATGGTTAATATCTATTGGGGCGATGGTACGGTAGATACAGACGTTTACGGGGATTGCACCGGAAAGAACGCCATTAGCCACACCTACACGGATAACGGAATTTATTACATAATTGTAGCCGGGGTAATTGAAGACATAACGGACTTTGAAACTAACGGTATTGTAGTATGGAACAGATTATAATAAACCATGCCGACGGAAGCAAAACACCGTTATTCAGCAGGAAGAATATAAGCGCAGTAAGCAAGGCGACGCAAAAAATCGCCTTGCTTTCCGAGGACGTGGTAAGTATTACCATAACCACCGCTACGCCTTTGGATTTGATGATAGGCGATACCACGCTGATATACGGCAAGAAGTACAAACTTAACCAGCTTCCGCAAATAACCAAGAACGGCGAAAGGAACTATACCTACGAACTGACCTTAGAAGGGGCGCAATACGACCTTATAGATGTTCAGTACCATTTGCCCGAAGATTGCTACGGCGATACGTTCTACTCGGATTTGGGCGGGCATTTGGAAGTATTGATGTGGAACATAAGCCGCGTATATCCGGGGCTTTGGAAGCTGGGGAACTATCCCAAAGATACGGAGTACACAAACTTTACAGCCACCGAAAAGAATTGTTTGGCGGCATTGCAGGAACACTGTACCAACTACGGCGTAGAATTTGAGATAACCAGCGACGGGAAGACCAATACGCTCAACATAAAAGCCAAAGCGGGAATAACGCATACTTTCACGTTGAAGTACGGGCGCGGGCGTGGTCTGTACCAGCTTAGCCGTACCAACGTGAACAATGCCGGGATAACAAACCGCCTTTTCATTTACGGCGGAACGGAGAATTTAGGCAAGAACTACGGGCATACAAAGCTATGCCTTCCCGGAACTACGCGCCTTACTTCCTATTTGGAAGATGCGGAATCAATAGCCGCCTACGGGATAAAGGAAAACGAGAAGAACTATACCAACATCAAACCGGGACGTATAGGCACGGTTACGGCATTGGGTACGGATAAGATTACCTTCATCGACAATACGATGTTTGACCTTAACGCGAAAGAAGCGGACGGGAAAACAACGAAGTATCTGATAGAAGGAACGAACGCAAAGATTAAGTTTGAAAGCGGGCAACTTGCAGGCTACGAGTTTGACCTGCACAGCTACGAGCATGGAACGCATAAGTTTGTAATAAACAAGTTCCAAGACGAAAACGGTACGGTATTCCCTTCCGAAACTTCCGGCGCGTTTCAGATAAGCGTAGGCGACAAATACAGCATTTTAGATATTCAGTTACCGCAGGAATACATAACGGAAGCCGAAAAGGATTTGAAGGAAGCCGGGACAAAGGATTTTGAAACCATGACACAGCCGCAAGTAAGTTACAAACTTGCACTAACCGAAGGCTTCTTTATTTCGCTTTGGGGCAAAGAAGTGGAAACCGAAATCCTGCACGTAGGCGATTTCATACCGATTGAGGACGAACAGATAGGCGTAAATAAGGCGGTAAGGATTACCCGCATAGAGCGCGATCTGCTAAAACGGCATAGCTACGACATAACGTTAAGCGACACCGTAACGAAAAGCACTACCGTACGCGTTCTAAACGAAATAGAGGACTTGAACGAAGTCATTACCATAAACAAGCTGGCAGACCCCGCAAGGGCGCGCCGCCGTTGGCTGGCTACGCAGGAACTTCTAAACATGGTATTCGACCCCGAAGGCGACTATTACAGCGAGAAGATAAAGCCGCTTTCCATTGAAACGCAGATGTTAAGCGTTGGGGCTAAAAGCACACAGTTCACACTGCAAAACATTACGTTCCAGCCGAACTATGGCGGCAACCCTAATAGCCTTTACGTTTCTTCCGGTACATTGGTTCATTACGCGATAGACCCGGACGCATTGAAGTTGTGGGGGCTTTCTTCGGCAACATTTACTAACCTAACATCCGCTACGGCGTATTACATCTACGCAAAATGTCCTAAAAACGGGGATAGCGGAACTATTGTACTATCCGCTACGGCTAAGACGGTAGAAGCGGAAGCGGGCTATTACAATTTCCTTGTAGGGGTTCTTAATTCGGTTGTTACAGATACGAACGGGAAGAACCCCGGTAGGCTTGTTTCATTGACTTACGGGAGCAGTACCATAAACGGGCGTTTCATCCGTACCGGAAGGATAGAGAGCAGCGGCGGCGGTAAATGCTACTTCGACCTCGACAACGACGAAATAGGCGGCGTTATTCGCTTTGTAAGCAGCGACGGAACGACAAAGAACGTTTCAGACCTCGACCAGATAGCGAACGAAACAAAGAACTACATAAACAATACCCTGCCCGGTATTCTAAACGAAATACAAGCGCAATTAGACGGGCAAATAGAGCAGTTCTTTGAAACATACGACCCGACATTGACAAACGCGCCCGCGAAGGATTGGAACACAACCGCGCTGAAAGATGAACATTTAGGCGACCTTTTCTATAACACTTCAACGGGTAAAGTTTTCCGTTTCGTAAAAAACGGTTCTACTTACAGTTGGCAGGAACTACAAGACAGCGAAGTAGCGCAAGCGTTGGCACTTGCTAACGACGCGTTAAAACTTGCCGGGACAAAGCGGCGTATTTTCGTGGCACAACCTACAACGCCTTACGACGTAGGCGATTTATGGGTACAAGGCAGTACGGGCGACATCATGCGATGCAAGACCGCCCGCACTTCCGGTTCTTATAATTCCGCAGATTGGGTAAAGGCTTCCAAATATACGGACGACACCGAGCTAACCAACTTTATAAACAAGAACTTCACGCCAACCGTAAACGACCTTACGACACAGATAGACGGAAAAATAGAAAGCTGGTTCCAATCATCCGACCCGGCGGCTAATTGGACGACTACGGCACTAAAGAAGGCGCACGTAGGCGATATGTGGTACAGTTCAACAACAAAGTTGCTGAAACGCTATACCGTTTACGGTTCTACATATTCATGGACTACGATAGAAGACCAAAAGGCGATAGATGCATACACGGCAGCAAGCAAGGCGCAGGACACAGCGGACGGGAAAAGGCAGGTATTTGTAGCCCAGCCCAAACCACCGTATGACATAGGCGACCTTTGGCTGACGGGTGGAAAAACAGACGGAATACTGAAACGTTGTATAACTAAACGTACTTCCGGTTCTTACGTCGCTAACGATTGGGTGGAAGCCGTTTATTACGATAACACCCAAACCACGATAGACGGTGGCATAGTAACAGCCGGAACGGTTCAGCTTGCAGGTAGCGACGCGAGTATAAAAGCCGGAATAACGGGGGAAGGCACAGCCGACACAAGCGTAAGGTTTTGGGCTGGCGCAAGCAAGGGAAACCGGGCTACCGCACCTTTCCGCGTACTGCAAGACGGTAGCTTTGTAGCTACGAAAGGAACTATAACGGGAACAATCAACGCAAACGCCGGAAGTATTGGCGGCTTTGCGATAGCAAGCGGACGAATAGGCGTAGCGGCTTCATCCGGCGACACAAGCGGAAGTGGTTTAGCATTGCTTAGCAGTTTTATAAAGTTCTCGGATTCTTACCGCTGGGCTTCCATTGGAACGAACGTATTACCAGCTTCTACCGGGTTGGTCGGCGTTGGACGTTTTACCAACAAGACACCAAACAGCTACGGAACTAACTACGGGTTACTTATTGAAGCGTCCGGTGCGATGGTTAATTTGGGTATAGTGAGCAAAGGCGCGATAGTTTGCGACAGCTACGTAGCGGATTACGGCATATCAAAACTTTTGCCTTCCGTAAATACCTGCCTTACACCGGGCGACGCTACCAAGCCTACGTTATTCAAGTTAATGCCGCGCTTCATTTATAGCAACAGCGGCATAGGACTACCGCGTCGTGATTCCATTTGTACTGTGTTAGGCATTAGTAATTATACAGCCTTTGCCGTAAGGATTACTATTATTTGTGATAGAACGAGCACGCAGACCGGGTACGTTTGCGGGCGTAATACATTCGTAAAGAACAGTTCCGGCGGCAATGCTATGGATAGCAACTACTACCCGTACCGTATGAACAACAACGCGGGAAACGAAACCGGAAAGTGGAACATGGCGGCGGGCGACATACGCGAGTTTCTTTTAGTTTGGGACGGAAGCAGCGGATATTACGCCTATTTATTGAACATAAGAGAATAAGCCATGCATCACGGCGCAAGGCATTAAATAGAAGTGTTGTAACGCCGAATTTCACGGCTTCGGCTAAACAAACACTTCACGAGTATTTCACGACGTATTAAACTAATACGATAAGAAAGTATTTTTGTAACGACTTAAAATTAAGCGTATGGAAAATAGAAACGGCGATTTAGTGAGCGCGCAAATTTCGGTAGCCGGGAACGTGGATTTTTCCGGTGGCAACTTCCGAATGGATACGCCTTTTTGCTTAAAAAACGATGGCGAAGCGGCGGTAGTATTGGAAGTAAACCTTTGGGGAATGCCCGAAGGCGAATTTATAAGCACGCGCTTTGAAACGGGATGGAACCCCGAAATTATCAGAGAGATAAAAGAAACGAGTTCAGCAACCGCCCTAATTTGGGGCTATTAAAAATTATAATTATGGGTTTAATTATTGCAGCGGGCAACACAAAGCCCGCGTTTCCTTATGATTACTATTATGGCGTTAAGATTAACGTAAATGTAGCAGATACAAAGCTGGAACGGGTAGGAAGACCGGAACTACATGTTTCGCTCCCGGTTCAATCCCTTATGCGGCGTTGTCTGCTTAACGATGCGGGGAAGGTTGTAACCTACCTACATGCTACTAACAGTACGAAGACGGACACCGGGGCAGCGGCAGACCTTACCGGAGCTTCCGGCATGGTAATGGTAGAAATACCGAAGCACTACCGTAAGTTTGAGTTTGACGGTACTACGTTTACCTGCCTTATTTCGCAATACCAGCTACCGGGCTTTATCGAAGTACCAAAGATGTACCGTAGCGCATACGAAGCCACGATAGACCGAACTTTATCAGCTACTCCCAAACTTGCCAGCGTGGTAAATACTACGGCGGCTTTCCGGGGCGGAAATAATAATACGGCATGGGACGGAACTTATAGAACCCTATTAGGTCGCCCGGCTACCGCCACATCGCTAACCAACTTCCGAAAATACGCACGAAACAGAGGTGCAGTAGGATTGAACGGCGCGGGCTGGAACTGCGATTTATACGCGGCACAAAACGCGACCTATTGGCTTTATGTGGTTGAATACGCCAACCTTAACTGCCAGCTTGATTTTAACGCGCAGCCTACAAGCGAAGGCTACAAGCAGGGCGGATTAAGTGCGGGCGTTACGACGCTTAACAGTACGAAGTGGAACACATTCAACAGCTACTACCCGTTTGTCCCCTGCGGTACTACAAATTCATTAGGCAACGCTTCGGGCGTAGTCGAATTTACCATGCCGGACGAATACGATACGGGCGTAGTAGTTAAAGTAAAAGTACCTTCATACCGGGGAATAGAAAACCCGTTCGGGCATATTTGGAGTTGGACGGATGGATGCAA